CGTCCCCGTTCCCGTTCCTGCGCCGGTCGCTTTAAAGCAAACCCCCACCGCGCTCTCCGCCGCCCCGATAGTTGTCCATGGAGTTGTTCCCACCGTCAGGATCCGGTAAACCGTCCCCGTCACAAAGCTCCCCGCGGTAACAGCCGGTTCCTGCAGGGGCGGCAGCGGCAGCTCGATGTTGTCATCGTCCGGGAAGGCGTCCAGCAAGTAATCCCACCATTGCGTAATGAAAGCGCGGTTCTGGTATTTCTCACAGTACTGCCGCGCCGCTTTAATGATTTTGTTTAGCTCGTTATCTTCCGTCGCCGGGCCGGATTTCCTTACCACGTTTGTCCCAAAGTCGCAGGTATTGCCCGCCACCGTCGCCACCGTCCTGATATAACGGCGGGTACCCGTGTAAGTCTCTTCAAATGTGTCGTTATCGTTAGACGTGGTTACCTGGTCGAATGCCCCGCCCGTCCAGTCTGATATAGCTACCTGGTCTTCGCTCTCCTGGATCTTCACATCCACCGTGCCCCCCGCGAGGTTCGTCCCGCTCACCAGGTTAACGATGGCGTCATAGCCGGACACTTCCACCCATGAACCCACCAGGCTATAGCTGGCAGCGATTACATGCGCTCCGGGCGCTATACTCTGAGTGCTGCTGATATTGTCCGCCAGCGCCTCGCTGTCTATCCTTAGATGCAGTTTTGCCTCGGTTAAACTTATCGGCTCAACCGAAGGTGCCGTCTTAATCTTTAAAGCCATGTAAATGATTCCTTCCCACCCTTATTCCTAATGTCTCCCCCGTGTACGGGGGAGAAGACAAGAGGGGGTTCAGGCTCCTCTTTAAACCGTTCCCAGTACGTAGAAAGTGCGGTTCGCTGTCTGATCTGCGCCGGTGAGGATTCTGAAATACCGTATCGCGCCCAGGCAATCTATGTGGATGACGTATCCGCCCGTGCTGGCCGTGGTTAACCATGCCGCCGTTGAACCATCCGCCGGCTTTTTATAATGCAGGGCGACCGGTACTGTAGCTATAGCGCTATCCATCTGCACCAGCAGCCCGATCGTGGCACTGTCTATTGCAGGGACTAAAATATCTACACCGCTGCATTCCCGCCCCAGGTCCACCAGCGCCGATGTCCGCGCGATTGCTTCTCCGGAAAACTCGGCAGCCAGATCATAATCCAGTAAAACCGATTGCCAGGTGATTCCTTCTTGAGCTTTAGCCATGATAATCCTCCAAATTTCCCCTTACCTTATTTAATGAGGCCGGGGAAGAAAGGAGGAACTCCCCCGGCCCCTGTTTCAAGGCCCCACCCCACTAGCGAGATGGAATGGGTAAAACCGCCCTGCCAAAGGCGGGTATCAAGTTATTCGTCTGCGATATATGCCAGCCAATACACCTGGCAGCCGTTCGTGATGTTGGCTGAAACGGATACCGTGAAAGATGTTCCGTTCACGGATGACGGATAAAGCGCCGGTGCCGTTGCACCCGGGTCCCCGGCGTAGCTAAGATAAATCCGCGTAGGTGTAGACGCCAGCCCGTGAGTCACCACTACCCCGGTACCGCTCCCGGCTGTAAAGTTTGAGGAAATCCCGCTCGCCTGGTTGGCGAAGGTCGGCGTGCCGGTGAAATTGGGGTTGCCCGCGAAGACCGTGGCCGTTATCGTCAAGGCGTCGCTTACCGTCCCCAGCGTCGATACATTAGCGCTGGTCGCAATTATCGTACCCGTACCGGTGATAGTTGGACTAGATATCGCCGGGCTGGCTATCGTCGCGGTATTGATGGTCGCCCCCGCAATCGTCAACCCGCCGCCGTAGGTCCCGATAGTCGTGAAGTTGGCGGTTGTCGCCCGCAGGTTAGTAGCGGTAAGTGTGGTGAACGTTCCTGTGGTCGTTGACATCGTCGCTACCGTCAGAGTGCCCCCGAACCAGCCGTCATTCCACTGTTTGGCCAGGCTGCCCACGTCAAAGGTGTTATTCTGCGTCGGGATGAGCGAGCTCGCCTCTGCCCCCGGCATCACTGTGTCCGTGGTGACGGGAGGCGGGCTGGTCCTGCCGTCGCACCCGATGATCCCTGTCGCCAGGATCATTACCAGCAGCAGGAACATAATGATTATCGATATTTTTTTCATGCTCTTTCTCCTGTACCCCGCGGCCTAAAAGACCAGCCAGCGGTTATTTTCCACGTCCGCGACGAAGTGATTGACTTCATCCACACCGGACAGAGGGAAGGATGTCAGGCTGCCGGTGGTAAAGGTATCCGTGCTGCCGGTCCTGGCGATGGTCAGGTCATTTCCTTCCGCCCCGATTCTCTCGATGTAGTAATCCTTGTACTGGGCGTATTTTGCTTCCGGCAGGGTGGCGGTCAACGGCCCTGATGTGCAGTCGAAGACGTTGAAGTAGTATTCGTTGACCGTCGCGCTCGCCGTGTAAACGTGCGATTCTCTCTTGGTTGGTTCCATGTTTGCCTCCATGCTTGAGGGCGGCTTGCCGCCCCTTCCTCATGCCCTCTCCCTTGACGGGAGAGGAAGACAAGGTGAGGGTGAAAAGCCGCCCCTTAATTTCCTTGGTTCGACCTTTACGTTAACGCTCCGTCGTTGGTCGCCTGCGGGTAGCGGGGTTTCATGATAGCGACAATGCTCATCAGGGCGACGGCGGAACCGGGATCGGTGATGGTGATGCCGACGTAAGGCTTATCCGCGGTCAGTTCGTCGGCGTCCACTTCGATGATTACCGTCTTGCCGTCGTAAGTAGTGTGGTCGAGAGTCAAGCTGGTTACCGCCGTCCCTACCAGGTCGCCCAGTGTATCGGTGCCGGCGGCGGCCGTTACGCGGTATTTGAAGGATAAAGCGGTGGCCGTGCTGCCGGCAGTGGCCGCGCTGGCGGTGACGGTTAATACGTGAGAATCGCCGGACATCACGCCCAGCGATACCAGGAACTGGACTCTCTCGTATTTTTTCAGCGCCACATGAGGCGTTACCACGGTTGCCTCCACGGAAACCGGGGCGAGAATGGGAACTATGTGTCTTTCCATTCCAAAGTCTTTCATTTTCTTTTATTTCCTCCGTAAATTTTTGGTTATTGTTTCTTGTATCTTGTTTTTCCCGTCAGGCGTCTACCTGGCGGCCAGGACTACGAAAGGCGCAGTATAGAAGCTGGCGGATGTTCTCTTGTACGGTGTGAGCTTCTTGCCGATCGGCTGGCCGTTGACGCGGTAGGTGAAACGGAAGACCGTCTGGGCCGTCAGGAATTCCACATGGATGCTTTCCGCCATCTGGATTCCGCCCTTGTCGATGAGCAGGTACTGGTTAAGGTCGGCGAGGATGATATCTCCCACATCGCCCGGGCCGGAGGCTACTTCTACCGGAAGAGCCGGCGCGCCTTTGATTGTCCCGTAAGGGCTGGTGCCCTTGGGTTCCTGGAACAACGGCACTAACGCGCCGCCGGTGCCGATGGCGATGTTGAGTGTATTGAGCTGGTCTTCCAACTCCTGGTTGTAGAGCCATACCAGGTTGCGGCCGCGGCGGCTCTTCCACATATTGAGGATGTTTTTCGCGTTCACCGTATCCGCCGCCTGTCCGGTCTCTTTAGCGACTTCTACATAAAAGTCACTGTCACCCAGGATGCCCAGCGGTTTGCCGGCGCCGTCGCCGCGGATGACCGCATCGGAGACAACAAAGTCAAATTCTTCCGGGAATGCTTCTTTGATGATGCCGCCAAGCTGGGCCGCGTCCGCCAGGTTTTCATCGGTGGCGTAGCAGAGTCCCATCAGCTTCTGCAGCTTGAGGTCGATCTTGGCGAACTTGGGTTTGGAGCTTAAACCGCTCATGCTGGCCGCTTCCGCTTCCCAGTAGACCTGCAGCCCGCCCATGCGGGAACCGGTCGCCCGGCTCGTCTCGTCTATCATGTTCTGGGAGAAACTGTTGGAAGGGCCACTGATCGGGATTTTCCGGCAGCGCCGCAGGATCTCGCTGTTGTCATAGGTTTCTTTGATGAGTTCTGCCGCGAAGTCCTGCTGCACCTGGAATCCGCCCTCACTGGGAATGGTTTCATTGAGGCCGGTGGCCGCGCGCACTTCCATGAGCCGGGGATCGGTGCCGCGTCCCATGTAGTGGTTGGCTACCGCAAGGAGCTGCTCGCCCATGCCGCGTAACCCGGTGCCGAAGGGTTTGGGAGTTGCGGCGCCGCCGTCTCCGGGATTCTGTTTCTGCGGTTCATAAGTCCGCAGTTCTTCCTCGGATATCCGGTTCATCTTGATGAAGTTGGCTTCCCGCGTCTCAACGGCGCTTATTTCCGCGTCGATGGCATCGATGCGCGTCTGCTCGTCTTTAGTGACGGCGCGCTTTTCACCTTCGTATTTCTCGACGATTCCCTTGCCCTCTTCGACGAGGGCCTTTTTCTGTTGCCTGTATTCCATTACCTTGAGCATGTCCTTAGCCATGTTTTTCTTTCCTCCCGAATAAAATGTTTTTTCACCCTTCTTCAATTTCACTCTCGCCCTTTATGGGAGAGAGAGGCAGAGAGAGGGTTCACCTCCGCCTGGTTGTTTAGTATCCGTACTGTAATTTATGCCGCGCTTTATCCAGGCTCGCTTCAGCCCCGTCACGGGCCCCCGCTTTGTCCGGTTCAGGTTTGGCAGGTTCCGCATTTCGTGATATTATTTCTCTGGCTTTTGCCAGCAGTCTCGTTTCTTTTTCATCCAACGGCAGACCTCGCTGGCTTTTTATCAGGGCCGTACCCAGAGCGCTGAAATCCAGCCCCGTCACCATCTCCTCCGCCCTGGCCTTGACGTCTGTCTGCAGATAGGCCGGGAAGGTTACCGGCCCGATGTCATACATATTGGCTTTGCTGATGCGCCGCTCTACCTTGTGTTTCTTTTCATCCCACATGGCCATGAGCGCATCGAGGAATTCCGCTTCTTCCCCGTCCACGAACCAGCGCTCGTTTTTAGAATCGACGGAGAAGATGATGCTGCAGCCGGTTATATCCCGCCGCTCTACGCTAACTTTCAGGTCCTGCGCGTACGTGGTATCCGGCAGTATCACATCGAACTTCACACCCTTGGCATCTTCCTCTAGCGTCAGCGTGCCGGCGCTGCTTCG